ACATTGATAATTCTATTTCTATTTCTATTTCTTTTTCTTCATTATCTTCGATAATAATATCATAAATATTATCATGTAATGAAAAACTTGTTATTTTAGAATTAATATTTATAGATTTATTTATAATATTAATTCTAATATTTTTATCATTAGTATAACTTTTAATAGACATACATTTTGATTCATTAATATTATTATAAATTCGCTGAATACAACTTTTATTATATTGATTCAAATAAAATTCATATTTACCGTTTTCTATTTCTTTTATAAATTGATTTAATGAACTACTTTTATAATAAATTTTAGATAAATCATTGGATGTATTTAAAGTAGTATTATTTAAAATAGGTTTGCCATTATAAGTAAAATAATTATTATCAGGAATATATTCAGACATTATATCAATTAATTTTTCAAAACCTTTTTTATTATCATTAATAATAACTGATGTCATAATTCTACTATTACTAAATAAAAGTTTTATATATAAAGATTTTTATATATAAAATTATTTATACTATGAATTTTTCTGTTTCACATGATGGAGGTTTTTTTTCATGCTGTTCACTTAGATTACATTATTTAATTATGATTTTTAATAAATATAAACAATTGCCTAATATCTATGATACCACTGGTTTTTATACTTGGTATAAACAAAATACAACTGATGATATAACTTTCAATTATTTCAAACATTATAATGAAAATGATATTGATATTAAACATAATCATGATATCAATTATCATGAATGTTTTCAATATAAAAATTACAAAACTTTAGATTTAATTTCTTTAAATCCATTTATTCGTAAATATTTTACACCAAATGATGAAATATTAAAGATACAAACAGAAATAGAGCAAAAATATTCAATTGAACATGATAATATTTGTGTATTATTTTATAGAGGTAATGATAAAATAACAGAAATTGCATTACCATCATTTGAAGAATATATTTCACATGCAAATGAAATATTAAAAAAAGAACCAAAAATTAAATTTCTTATTCAATCAGATGAAACTAATTTTTTAGATAAGATGAAATTAGAATTTCCAAATAATATAATTTTTTATGATGAAATAAGACATATGCCAAAACAAATTTCAACAGTTGATAAAGTATATAAAGAACTTAATTATGAATATTCATTAAAATATTTAGCAATAACATTAATTATGAGTAAATGTAAATATATAATATGTAATGCGGGTAATTGTTCAATTTGGATGATATTTTTCAGAAATAATACAACAAATGTGACACAATTTTCAATTATTCATAGATTATAATTGAGTTCTATTTGTTTTATTATTATTTGAAGTTATATTTTTAATATATTCTAATAAAAAATAAAATGTATAATGTTGAACATCTATTTTATTTTTACTTGTAGTATCATTATCATATTCATATTCAATTTTAGAAGAATTATTTATATTTTTAATGGACCTATATTCATTCTCATTAAAATAATTATGTTTATATATTATTTCAATTATAAAATTATTTAATAAATATAATAATTCATTATTCATATTTATTTGTCTATTATAATTAATTATTTTATTTTATTTCAAAACCTGAATTAGTTATAATAGATAAATCAAGTTCCCATTTAATTTTATTTCTTTCTTTCCATGTTTTATATGCATCATTAATATGATTTTGTAATTCTTCATCACTAAAATTATTTATTTTTTTAATATGAATATTAATTTTATCTATATTTTTTGTTCTTTTAGAATGTCCATAATGTGTTGCTGCATGACATAATTTACATAATGCAATAATTCTGATTAATTTTTGTTTTTTTGTTTCTTCGTTAAATTCCCATCTTTCATGTGCATCCAAATATTTAAATTTTTTTTTACCACAACATTCACATTTATGATTAACTCTTTCATATATATGATGTCTTATTAAATTCCAATCACAATCATTGAATAATGAACGCACATTTTTAAAATATGATGTTTTTGGGATCATATCTATAAATAATTTATTAGAACCAAAATTACGATCTTCTCCTAATATCTCTATTTCTTTATAAATATTATATAAAGAACATAATTCATTATCTTCTTCACAATACCATTTTTTTAATTTTGCATCCCATAAAGCACCATAATTTTTAACTATTTTTCGGTCTTTATATGGTATATTTAAATAAACAATCATCTCATTTATAAATATTCATATTATTTTTATATAAAAAATGATATTATTATTAAAAAATATTATTTATATAAAAAATGTTATATTATCAAGAATTAAATATCTTCTTATTTTCTCTCGAACAAGAAATTATTAATAATAATGGTATTATTTATGATAAATATGTATGTGATAGATTATTGGCTACTTTCTTTAAAAAAGCTTATTTAAATAAAAAACTTTCTTTAAATAGATTATATGATATATCATATGATATGGAAACAATAGATAGATTTATTAAAAATCCTATAATAAAAATAGCATTCAAACATGGATTAGATCATATAAACTTTTATAAATTTATTACAGATAATACTAATAATATTGAGAATTTAAAAATAACTTTTGATATAACAATATCAAATGATGAACCTCCTTTTAAAAATAATAATTATATTTGTTATGGATTATTATTAGCAAAAGATGATACAAATGATAAAAAAATAAAATATTATTATTCTAAAAATACCAGTACTCCATATGATCATATGGATAATTATCTTATTACTAAAAAAATAATAACAGATATCAAAAATAAAACAACACAATTTATAAGAGGATTTCATACTAATCATGAAATATTTATGGATATTTATAAAATGATTGGATATGGCTGGAAAATTAATAATTTACCATATATTATTACTACTACTATAGAACCTAATAGTTATTGTCCTATTTGTTTAGAAACATTAAATAATACTAAAAAAGAAGTTGTTAATTTATTTGAGAATATTCATAAATATCATTCAAATAATTATCATATTCATCATATGTGTTTAGTAAAATTTTTAGCAACACAAAAGAATTCATTATATTTTAAATGTCCATATCGTTATAAAATAGATTTTAATATATGTAAATATCTAATTGATTATAATAATTAAATAATTATCTAGATATTATTTTATAATTACATATACAAGGATTAAATAAACTTCTAATATAATCAATTACATCAATACTATTTTCAAATGTATTACAAGTATATAAATCCATTGCTATTTTTTTTTCTTCAACAAATGTATGAATTGATAAATGTGATTCACTTAATACATATACACCAGTAACACCAAACGGTTCAAATTGATGTATAACTTTACCAACAACATTTAAATTAAATTTTTCAACTATTTTATCAAGAATTATTGAAATAGTATTTGAAAATTTTAAAAGTTCATTATCATCAATTTCATTAATATCAATAATAATATGAGTACCGTCATTATAAGTCTATTAAACTTTTGTTATTATTTACAAATAATAACAAATTCGTCCACGAAATTTATTTATAATAAATAAATAGTTTAATCACCTAACTTTTCTTTTAGAAAATGGGAAAAATGACGAATTCCCTATTATTAAAAGGTATTATAAATTTATAATACCTTTTAATAATATATTTTTTGCAGCATTTATATCGCGGTCCATTGTATTATTGCATTTTGAACATATATAAGTTTTTGATTTACATATTTCATATCTTGAACCACAACAACTACAGGTTTTTGTTGTAAATGCCTCATTTACTAATATTACATATTTATTTTTTATTAATGACTTAAAAATTAACCTTTCTTTAAATAAATAAAATTTTAAGTCATTAATATCACGGTTTAAATATGTATTATTACTATTTTTTACAATATCGTGATTATTGATATTGCCATAAAATATAATATCATTAAAAGAAGTTATATCAGTTATTGTTTTCCAATGAATCTCATCTATTAAATTTTTTTTCCTTTTTTCTAGTTTATTTAATAACTTTCTTTTATTTTTTATTTTTCTTCTTTTTTTTAATTCATCTATTCTTTTATTCAATAGTTTTATTAAATTATGATTATGTTTATATTCTACAATTTTATTATTATTAAATAATGTCATAAATGTTCTTACTCCAGGATCAATTCCACAATAATTATCAGTATTTATTTTTTTCTTTTCTTCTTTAATTTGCTCTGGTATTAGTAAATAATAATTATTATTAATTTTTTTAAGTTTACAATCATTCTCTATTTTTAAATTTTTATTTTTATTATAAAATTTAATTTTTTTATTTTTACCTAAAAAAGTAGGTGCAAGAAACATATTATTATCTTTTATTTTTATAAAATTTTTTGGAATAGTAATACAATTACAATCTTTTTTTTTTCGAAATTTTATATCAAAAGTTAATATATTTTTTTTCTTTAAATTTTCAAAAGCTGTTTTATAAGCATTACATAATTCATCAATAGCATATGCTCTTATTTCTTTTGGCGTTCTTAATTCCCATTCATTTACTATATTATTTTTTTCAGGTTTTATTTCTTTTGCTTTTTCCCTTTTTATTTTATTTTTCTGTTTTATTAAATCTATATAATAGTTTTTATTTTTTATTAATTCTTCATTATTATTTAATTCTTTTTCTATTTGTTTTTTCTTATTATGCAATTCTTTAATTTCACTATCTAAATTAATATAAACAATATTATTTTTTTTTGTATTATTTGTAATTAATAAGTCTCTTAATGTCATAAAATTAGGTTTATATTTTTTATGTTTAACATATTCATTTGCTTTATTATATAAATAATTGCACGTGTTAAACCATTCTTTAATTATTAATAATTGTTCTTTATTTAACTTAATTTTAATTTTATTAGTTTTTAGTTTTGGTATATTTTCTTTTTCCCATTTGTCTGCAATAGTAGATGTGGATAATTGATAATAAGTCTTCTGCGAGTTCTTGTTCTGTACTTTTATATTGTTCATTGTTAATAATGGTAATTTTTCCACCTGCTTTTTCAATAATAAGTTTGATGAGGTCAAATCCAAATCGTGACAATCTATCTTTATGGGCAATAACAACTTCTCCGATATTGTTTTGCAGACAGGAGACCAAAATGGTAATAAACCCTTGTCTTTTGAAGTTAATTCCTGAACCAATGTCTGAAATAAGTTTATATGAAGTATTATATTCGGGTTTTTGAGATTTGATGAATTCAATTTGTCTTTCAAGGTCGTCAGATTGTTTTCTGGAAGAAACACGAGTATAGATGTAATTAATTTTCGTATCGTCTTTTCTTTGATGAAAAGATGAAACATTAGAACACATCTGTATGATATTAAGTTTATCAAATTTTCTTTGTCCGGTAATTGTTTTATAAGATATAATCTTTTTTTGGTGAGCAAGTTTTCGAAGGGTTTGTGCACACAGTCCTGATAAGATAGTAGCTTCTCCAATTGAGATATAATTTGTTTGTTTCTTTTTTTTCTCATCCATTATATATACTATGATTAAAAATTTTATATATATTTTATAAAGTAATATAAATGTTAATGAAAAAATATAAAAAATAAAGTAACAGTTAAAAACCTTTAATTATTAATGGATGTGTTATTTTAGCCATATAAGTATAAAAACAATTATTATTTAAATAAAAATTGATATTTAAATAAAATTAATATTTATTAAGTAATGATTATTGGAGCTCATATATCAAGAGAAACAACCATAATTAAAACAATGGAACAAATTACAATGAATGGTGGCAATGCATTACAAATATTTACATCTAATCCAAGAAGTTTGAATATAACTAATTATGATAAATATTTATATGAATCACATTTAATTAAAAGATATTGTAAAATTAATAAGTTCTTTTTAATTGTTCATTCTCCTTATGCTTTTAATATTGCTAAACATTTTATTAGTGGTAAAAAACAATTAGAAATTACAGATACAATTGTTTTTAATGATTTAATTACTGCAAATATTATTGGCGCGGTTGGTTATGTAATTCATGTTGGAAAATCAACAACTGGAACAATTCAAGAAAGTTTATTAATAATGAAAAATAATATTAAAAATATTATAAATGAAATGATTATTCATAATATAAAAACAATATTATTATTAGAAACACCAGCAGGACAAGGAACCGAATTATTAAAAGATTTTACAGATTTCTTAAATTTCTATTATTCTTTCACATCAGATGAAAGAAAATTATTTAAAATTTGTATTGATACTTGTCATATTTGGAATGCCGGATATGAATTAAATGAAATAGTGTCATTAATACCAGATAAAGATGATATATTATGTATACATTTAAATAATAGTAAAAATATTAAGGGTGCAAATGTTGATAGACATGAATATTTATTTGAAGGTAAAATCCATCCACCATTATTAAAAGAATTTGTTAAAAACTTTGATAATTCAATAATAATTATTGAAAAACCATCAGATGAATATAAAAAAGAAATAAGTTATATTTCTAATATCTAGTTAATATTTTTTGCCTTGTATTTTCATTAAATAAAGCACGTGTATTAGCATCTTTAATTAAATCATTATTAAAAACAGATGTCCATTTAAAATCATCAGGTTCAGTTGATTTATAAAAACATGATTTTTTAGTTATATATAAATTATTAATATATTTAATATATTTTTTATCATTATTAATATCATGGTCATCAATATTCATTATATTACTACAATTGAATTGTTTATTAATAAATAAATCATTTTCTGTTTTATATTTATCATTTAATTGTTTAATACGGTCGCATGAAATATTATAAGATTGTTTAGCTAAATCTAAATTCATAATTATTATTTTATTTATATATATATAGAAAATTAATGAGTACGCATCCAAAAGTAATTGAAAAAGTTGATAGTAAAAGTTTAAATACAGTTATTAAAGATATATCATCTCATGGATGTATTTTATTATATCATTGGAAAGATTGTGGTCATTGTCGCAGTTTTATGCCAACTTGGGATAGTTTAAAAGAAAAATATGGAAATATCAAACAATTTTATGAAATAGAATTATCAACAATTAGACAAGCTCCAACTGTTTTCAAATCAATAACTGGATTTCCAACAATAGTTGCTTATGTAGGTGATGGAAGTAATAAAGTACGATTTCAAAATTCAAGAGATGAGAAAACTGTTTCACAATTTATTCAAGAAAATGTTCCCGATTATGATAAAGTAGGCTCTAATTCAGGATCTAAACCTAAACCAATAAGAAGAACACCGCATCCAAAAACAAAAGCGGTGATAAAAAAGAAAAAATAAATAGATTTAAAGATTTTTTTAATATTTGAGATATAATGGATAATATAGATTTAATTGATGATATAATTTCAACAGCAAAAGAACCAACCGCGGATGAAATGGATACATTTAAAAATTTAGTTGCAGATTGGTTTAAATATGATGATGCGATTAGAAAATTAAAAATAGCAATTAGAGAGAGAAAAACTTTGCAACAAGTTTTAAATAATAAAATTGAAGATTTTATGTTCAAATATAATTATAATGATTTGAATACGCAAAATGGGAGATTAAAAACAAATGTTAAGAATGTTTATAAACCAATCAATATTAAAGAAGTTAGAGAAATTATTAATAATAATAAACATCTAACAGGCGAAGAATTACTTGCAAAGATTTTCAATAAAGATGAACGTGAAATGATTGTTAAAAAAACAATTAGAAGAATAATTCCAAAAGTTTCAATGAGTTTAGATATTTAAGAGAACATATATTCAAATTCATAATTAGTTGAATAATAAGCACATCTTAAATTATATTTATTAATAAATTTAGTACATTTATCACATGGTTTAGATAATTTTAAACAATTATTAAATCTGGCTGTGGCAATTCTAACAACATAAATATCACAATCTTCAAGAATAGTTTTATTTTTAAATACTTGACTAATTGCTGCTACTTCTGCATGAATACTATTATTATCATTTAAATAATGGGTCATATAATTAAATCCATATGCAATTATTTTATTTTTATGTACAATAACTGCCCCATGTTTTTGTTGCATCGTTGAATATTTGGCAATTTCTGCTGCTTTATCTAAAAATATTTGATGTTTCTTATTAATATCTTTATTAATATTTTTATTAATATCTTTATTAATATTTTCATCTTCACTTTTGGCTTGCCTCCGTTTAGTGTAAATCATTTTATACAAATTATATATCTTTCCAATATTAAATCATTATCATTTTTTTATATATACTTAAATCTAAAAATGATTTAAAGATATTCATAAATACTCCTTAAATATATTTTTAGATTATATTATTAAAAAATGATTTAAGTTAATTATATTTAAATTATAAAATGGATATTATAAATCCTATTATAATTGATATTTATAATATTAGAAATGAAAGACAAAAAATAAATAATGAATAAAATAAAAGAAAGAAATTTTAATAAAGATATTAATAATGAAGAATATAAACGTGTTTTATTAGAATTAGCAAAATTTAATAAAACAGAAAAAGAGTTATTGGATGAATGTAATGAAAATATAATATTATCTGGTAGAATTTCAATTAATGCATCGCGTCAAGGAATTAAAGATGAATTATTGCAAATTGATACATGCAATATTACATCTAATAAAGTTGGCATTTTTATGGATAAATTAACTGTTAATGCATATAGACCAACTAAAGATGGATTTATATTAAATAATAATGATATAAAGAAAAATAAAATATCTTTAAATGATTGTTTAAAATCATTTGATGCAAAATTAAGTGGTAAAATAAATGGTTGGGTATTTGCTAAAATAGTTATAGAAAATGGAGGACATCAAGATAATGTATTTGAAGAAGCTTATATTTTATGTGAATGGATCATTAAATTTAGTGTAATAGATACAGATTTGAAAAATAAATTTAATAATATAGAAAACTTAATAATTGGAAATCATATTGAAATTCAACAATATTTTATTGATAAATATCAGTAGTATTTAATAAATAATTACATATTTCATATACTAATGTAAATGATATTCTTTTTCTTGCAATTTCTTTACTTTCTCTATAATTAGATAGAAATAATGAATTGCAATTATTTCTTTTTTCATTTAGAAAATTATTAAAATATTCTACCAATTTTTGCTGTTGTATTATTGTTATTTTTGGTTTTATCACTAATATAACATAAGATCTTGCTGATAATTTAGGAGTATTATCAATATATTTATCTATTATTTTATCATCTATTATTTTTAATCCAATTTTATTATTTATATTATCATCAATGCATTTTACTAAAATATTTGTAAAATTATCTTTATTATCATATAATTTTGTTGCTCTATCTATTTTATATTTGTCATTTTGTTCTAAATTATATATATCACCACCAATTGTATAATTATTATTCTTATTTAATTTAATATTAAAATCTATTTTTGATGGATATATATAAACTTTAATTTCTTTTTCTTGTTCTTGTTCTTTCTTTTCATATTGAAATGAACATATAGTATATATTTATAATTAAAATATTATATTTTGATATAAATTTCTTTCTCAAATCAATATCATTTTTACGTATTGAACATATAAAATTTAATGGAACTATTAATATACCACCTAAACATTCATTTGAAATTAAGATTTCTATAAAACATTTATATAAATCATTTGTTTTATTTCTTGCTAAATATGGTGGATTTGTTAATATAAATGAATTATTTAAATTAGGCGGATCTAATATCGTATTTTTTTCAATAATATAATCTTTCTTTGGTTCAATATCATAACATTCAATATTATAATTATCTTTATCTTTAATATAATTTAATAAATCACCATTACCCGCAAAAGGTTCTATTATTTTTATTATATTTTTAGGTATATATAAATTCTGTAATATATATTCATAATTAGTAGTCATAATCGCTGTTTATTATAAATAACAAAAATAATCATTTTTATGAAAAATATTGAATCAATAAATTCTTAAATTTCTTTTTATAATATAAATCAATAAACATATTTCTCGTTTTTTGTTTCTGAAATATACAATTATTATGATATATTTCCTCTTTTGTTGGTGGATAATCTAAACACCATTCAATTAAATTCTTATAATCAATAACTTTCTTATAATCATATTTATATTCATAACACATATGCATTATTGACCTTGAAATAATACCTTTGCTTGCATCTTCAGGTATAAATAATTTTTGTTTTGTATTTACGAAATTATCAGTATCATATAATCTTGTAAAATTATTATTATATTTATCAACATATTTATAATTAGACCTCATATTATTAATATATGAATCACATTTGAAAATATTATGCGCGTCATTATAATGTTTCTTATACATATAACATTTAGGAAAAACATGTTCAAGTGATAATTTAGAATTTTTAACAGTTGAATATATAGTTGGAGTAGTATTACCAACTATTAATAAACTTTTTAATGTAAAAGCTAAATTTACCATGATAAATAATATAATATATTTTTTTATCATTTTTTATTAATAGATTATATTAATAAAAAATGATTTATATTTTACTCTTCATATTATTATTAATTAATTTATTTTTTATTGTCAATTCAATTATTTGGTTAAAAGATAAACATATGATTAATATTAATGATATAATAGTTAAATATATCATCTATTTTGATTTTTGTATTTATACCTTAATATTATTATTTTTAGTCTATCTATATTTTAATAACTTAGCAATTAAAATATTATAATTAAATAGATTAGGTAATTATATTATGGTTTCTTCTTCGTTTAAATCAAAATTTAATTCTCGTTCAAATTATGTATCAAAAACAGAATCAGGCACCAGTGCTGGATTTTGGATATTAGCAATTGTATTAATAGTTTTAATTATTGTTGCTATTATGTCAGGAACAATTTATAAACAATATGAAAGATTTACAAATACAAATGCAAATATTTATGTTAAATCTTATACATTACAATATTATTGCATGGAAAGATGTGTTCATTGTAAAAATTTTGAAGATAGTATATGGAGTGATTTTTCAAAGAAAATAAATAATAATCCTGGTAATTATCATTTTGATACTATTAAATATGATATCACTGATAATGCCAAAGGTTCAGAATTAGGAACAAAATATAATATAAATAGTACACCAACAATATTTTTATTTAATAAAGAAACTGGAAGTGTTTATACTTTTGATGATGATAGAACAGAAGCAAAATTATTACAATTTGCTAATAATATTATTAAAAGTGATCATTATGATTGGAAATTTTAATAAAATTAAAAAATAATATAAATATTTATATATAAAAATATGATTTCTAAATTATCATTATATGACTTATATGAAATTAAGAAAAAAAAAGATAATAAAATTAATGAAGCATTTAATGTTATCCTAAATGCATGTCATAAAAAAATAAAAACTATTGCTGAAAGCGGTGGACAATCATTATATTATACTATACCACCAATTATAATCGGATATCCTTTATATAATTATGCAAATTGTATGAATTATATTATTGCAGAATTAAAAAAAAGTGGTTTATATGTATCTATTTTACATGAACCCAATAATAATAATATTTATATTTCTTGGAAAATTGAAGATGTATCCAATCAAAATATTAAGAAACGCTTACTTCTTCAATAATTTCAAATTGTTTCATATAATTACTAATATCTCTGAAACCTTGCAATATTAAATTTTGAACATCATCATCTTTAATATTAAATGCAATTGAATCATCTGAAACCTTAATATTATAAAATGAAGTAAATGGACTATCAGATATTAATAATGGATTTTTAAAATTAGGTAATTTAGATATATAACTACAATGTAATGAATTTGAATAAATAATTGAACATATTTGTTTATAATAATTAAAAAAATTTAATTCTTCATCTGTTTTAATTATATCGGTAACTTCATAATCCTTTTTAATATAAATAGCTACATTTAATATATCATCTTGATTTATATTATTAAATATCTCATATGGTAAATTATTTGTTAAACAACCATCTACATAATAATTATCATCTATTTTTACTGGTTGTGATAATAATGGAATACACATCGATGCAGCAACAGCATCTAATACAGAAACATTAGGTGTATCATTCACATTAAATATAAAATTTTTACCCGTATTTATTTTTGTTACACTAACAAAAACATTAACACCTGTTAGTTTAGATAATTCTATAAATGTAATATCTTCAATATCATATTTTTTCTTCAAAAATTTCTTAATTCCTGATAAATATAATTTTGAACTATTAAATCCTAAATCCGTAAATAAATTTATGAAATCATCAGAAGATACAGATATAACTTCTGGTATATTTATTAATGTTATTATCATTTCTTCAAGTTCATCTATTGGTATTTTTAAAGCAAATGCTAAACAAAAAAAAGAACCCATTGATGTACCTGCGGCATTTTTAATATAATCCTCCATTTTATTAAAATAAATATATCTCAATACACCTAATAAACAAAATGAGCGTAATGCGCTGCCTGAAAAAACTAAATGTGTAAAATATTTCATTATTCTATAATTAAAAAACCATTCTTATATATTTTTATTAGCAACTATTATTGCCAATTTTGTTATTTGGTCACATAATAATATAATTATTATTCCTATGAATATAAATAAAAACAAATTATATAAATTTATATCAACTTTAATATTATTTGCATTATTAATAAAATTTGTGAATTGTTCTACATTTGCTATTTGTAGCCCTTGGTCTTTAACTGGTGTTTTAAAATTATCTCTCAAATTCTTTAAATAATCCTCTAAAAATGGTGTTGTTCTATATTCTGCCGTTTCATCCTTATTATTTGTCTTTATATCAGATATATTCAAATATGCGTCATATTCATCAAAATCATATGGTTTAATTGAAAATTTATTAGGTTTTATCGGTTCATATTCATTTGCATTTGTATTTAAAGAAGTTTCTAATGCTTTATTAAAAGCATTCTTAGAATTACTATCAATTGGTAATTTATATGATGGTGGTTGTAATGGTGAACAATCTTTATTATTTATACTCGCATAACTTGCATAACTATCATAATTTGCATAACTTTCATAACCATTTATATTACCATTACCAACATCACGACCATTACCAACATCACGACCATTATTACCATTATTAGCATTA